ATGGTAGAGTATGTTGAAAATATTATTGGTAAAGGTCAACTAGTAAAAGTAGATGCATCAAGTCGTAAACTTAAAATGACCACTGGTATTATTGGTCTTGTAAAGAAAGCCCTTGATGGTGATGAACTAGAAAAGTTTAAAACTACTATTGCAAATGCAAAGAATTTGACCGAACAAAAAAGATATTACACAAGTAATTACGGTATAGAAAACTATATAGATATTATAAATGGTAAGACAGATAAGATTGTCAAAGCAGATAATTATGATAGATATACCGTACCTGGAGTTGTAGAATGGTGGAAGAAAATAGCAACCAAAAGATACAACAAACTAAAACAAGAAAATCGTATCAGAAATGATTTAGAAATATGGACAAAAGATGCTGAAATTGACATTATCAGATAAGCTTGCCATTCACACTAAACTATGGTATATTATATGAAACTAAGGAGAAATGATGAGTGATTTTTTAAAAGATATAATCAAACAAACAGGCAATGAGTATGCCTCACTAGCAAGTGACGGCACAGGTGGTGATGTAGATAATTTCATTGACACAGGTTCATATTCATTTAATGCCTTACTATCAGGTTCAATTTATGGTGGCCTGCCAGATAGTAGAATTACGGCCATCGCCGGTGAAGCTGCGACAGGTAAAACCTTTTTCGCATTAGGTATTGTAAAGGCTTTCTTAGATAAGGATCCAGATGCTGGTGTTATCTACTTTGAAAGTGAAAGTGCAGTATCAAAATCTATGGTTGAAAGTAGAGGCATTGATAGTAAACGATTAGTTGTGATGCCTGTATCAACAGTACAAGAATTTAGAACACAATCAATCAATGTGGCAGAAAAATACCTTGCACAAGATAAGTCTGAAAGAAAACCTATCATGTTTGTCTTAGACAGTTTAGGTATGTTATCGACTACAAAAGAAATGGATGATACAGCCGCTGGTAAAGAAACAAGAGATATGACTAGAAGTCAGATTGTGAAGTCAACATTCAGAGTATTGACATTGAAACTAGGTCAAGCAGGTATTCCTATGATTATGACCAATCATACATACGATGTTATTGGTTCTATGTTTCCACAAAAAGAAATGGGTGGTGGTTCAGGTTTGAAATACGCTGCTTCATCAATCATCTACTTAGGTAAACGAAAAGAAAAAGAGGGTACAGAAGTAGTAGGTAATATTATACATTGTAAAAATTATAAGTCCAGAATAACTAAAGAGAACGCACAAATTGATGTAAGATTATCATACAAACATGGTTTAGATAGACACTATGGTTTGTTAGACCTTGCAGAAGAGGCTGGTATCTTTAAGAAAGTATCAACAAGAATTGAATTACCAGATGGTACAAAACAATTTGGTAAAACAATCAATGATAATCCTGAAACATATTTTACAAAAGAGGTATTAGACCAAATTGATGAGTACACAAAAAGAAAATTCAGCTACGGCTCTGACGAAGACGAATAGAAGATATGCCTTTGCTCAAAAAGAGGGCGAAGACCATACTTGTATCAAACTAACTGAAGGCCAGTTTGCTGATGTAATATATAAATATGGTAAAGTAGGTATACCACCAAAAGTAGAAGAAGATGCTGAAGGTAAATTGCCTTTGACATTTGATTATACAGTAGTCAAAAATCCAAGAGATTTGGATTTGCTTGACAATCAGGACTTTATAGATTATATTGGTGATATATTGGTAGAATTACTTGATGAACAACTAAAGAATGGGACGGCGATAATTGAATAGAATAGAAACCACAATACTGAGCAACCTCTTTTTCAGAGAAGAGTACACAAGAAAGGTATTACCTTTTATTAAAAAGGATTACTTTAGTACAAGAACTGAACAGTTACTTTTCGAAGAGATATACAAATTTATTGATAGTTATAATAATCTTCCTACAAAAGAAACTATCTTAATCGAAGTACAAAATCGAAAAGATATTAATGAAGAAGAACATACAGCAATCAAAGACTATGTTGTAGGTCTATCAGATGAGAAGAGTGATGAACAGTGGTTAATTGATACTACTGAAAAGTTTTGTAAAGACCGTGCTGTACACAATGCTGTACTATCAGGTATCAAAATCTTAGATGGCAAAGATAAGGCGATGACGCCAGAGGCCATACCTAGTATCTTATCAGATGCATTGGCCGTATCATTTGACAACCATGTTGGCCATGATTACATTGAAGATGCAAAATCCAGATTTGATTGGTACCACACTAAAGAAAAAAGATTTCAATTTGACCTTGATTACATGAATAGAATTACAAAGGGTGGTGTTCCAAGTAAAACTTTGAACATTGCTCTTGCAGGCACAGGCGTTGGTAAATCACTATTCATGTGTCATGTAGCATCATCTTATTTGACACAAGGTATGAATGTATTGTATATCACACTAGAGATGGCAGAGGAAAGAATTGCAGAAAGAATTGATGCAAACTTACTTGATGTATCTATGGAAGATTTACATGTTATGCCAGAAGATATATATGATAACAAGATGGATAAGATAAGAAAGAAAACACAAGGTAAACTTATCATCAAAGAATATCCAACTGCCTCTGCTCATAGTGGTCACTTTAGAGCATTGTTAAATGAGTTATCATTGAAGAAGAGTTTTAAACCAGATGCAATCTTTATTGACTATCTAAACATTTGTTCTTCAAGTAGATTTAAAGGTGGTAATATATCATCTTACTTCTATGTGAAAGCAATTGCAGAAGAACTTAGAGGTCTTGCAGTTGAGTTTGATGTACCAATCTTTAGTGCAACACAGACTACAAGAACTGGTTTTGTAAGTACAGATATTGGCCTTGAAGATACCTCAGAAAGTTTTGGTCTTCCAGCAACAGCAGACTTTATGTTTGCATTGATTTCAAATGATGAACTAGAACAACTAGGTCAAATCAAAATCAAACAGTTGAAAAACAGATACAATGACCCTAGTACAAATCGTGCATTTATTGTAGGTGTTGACCGAAGTAAGATGAGGTTGTATGATGTAGAGCAGAGTGCTCAGAACATTGTTGATGCTAACCAAAGCAATCAACCATTTAAAAAGAAAGAGGACGCTTACGATAAGTTTAGCGATTTTAAATAATGCAACAATACGCCAAGTTATATAAAGGTGCTGTATCTGAAAGTCTATGTGAACATACAGTACATGCCATGGGTACAATAAATTTTCAGAAACATAATTTTTATAATGCAACAACAGGTGAAACTAAACCTAGAGATGAAGATAAAGAATTGTCTATGAGTTGGGATAATGTACCAACTAAACATCAACTAAACAAAATTGTTGATGACACAGCAAATCAATATGTTAAAGATTTGAATATGCCATGGTTTAGTGAGTACCAAGGTTATTCCCATGTAAGATTTAATAAATATGAAGAGAGTAAAGAGATGGCTCTTCATTGTGACCACATACATTCTATGTTTGATGGTGAAAGAAAGGGTGTTCCTATATTAAGTGTATTAGGTTTACTCAATGATGATTTTGAAGGTGGAGAATTCTTTATGATAGATAAACAAAGAGAGTTTTCAAAAGGTGATATTCTAATTTTTCCTAGTAATTTCATTTATCCACATGTCGTAAAACCAGTAACAAAAGGCATTCGTTACTCTTTCATAAGTTGGATATGGTAAAGACTAGAAAACAAAAAGTAAGATTTCATAAAGGCGATAAACGACCAGCGGAGGATTTAAAAACTGTGAGTTATACTACTGAGATGATTAAAGAAGGCAAGAAGATTTTATGGGGTGTCCGAGAGGAACCAACAAACAATATTGTTGCTAAATATTTTTTTGAAGAAGACGCTAAAAAACTTGCAGACTTTCACAATAAAGAGAAAGTTTGGTTGCCTAACGGTGGTATTCCAAAGATGCTTTGGAATTATTAGCTTGACAAGGTCTTTTCCATACATTATAAATATGTATAGGAGAAAACATGTCATTCAATATAGCATTAAAATCAGAAGTCAGAAAACACTTTGGTACTGACTTATACAAAAAAATTGAACCCCTGTTCAATACAATGGATGATGGTTCATTCTTTTGTGATGACGCTACTGTTACTACAAGTAAGATACATACAGTCAAAGTAGCTACAGCAAACTTTCAAAAATTAAAACCAGAACTTAACAGACAAATACAAAAAGTCGCTTTAAAACTACCTACAGCGATGTCGCCTGGTGCAGTAGTAATCAACGCAGGTAAACTATCTTGCGATGTTCGTATTGGTAAATACACCATTAGATTTTTAGAAACTGGTAAGAAATCTGTAAGTAGTGGTGATGCACAATCAACAGCTAAACAAGAAAGAGCCTCACTGTGGGTTATAAAAAAGGTATTACAAGAAGGTAAAACCTATAGATTACCTGGTGATTTAACAAAAGATAAAAAAGACCTCAAAGAATTATTAGAAATATATCCAGAAGTATTAGATACCGGTTGGGTTGACCTTTTATTTGCACAAGCAAAGAAGATGAAACAACTTTATACAGGTAAAAGGTTTACCGAATACAATAGAGATGGTGGTTTTATGGATTGGATTTCAGCAATCGTAAAAACTAAATTTGGTATATCTAAAAAAGACAGTTGGAATCCTGCTGATATATGGTTAATTAATGATGAAGAAAAAGTCAAAGATGAAATAAGACAAGCAACTTCTGGTAAAAATCCTAGTTTAGAAAAACTAAATGACTTGATGATAAAACAATTCAAAGAACATCGGTGTGTAGGTGTATCTTTAAAAATGCCTTCAACAAAAGAAGCTAGATGGCAACTTGTAAATATGAAAGCAAACTCAGATGCTCCCATAAGTTACAAATTAGAAAACATCAAACACACAATGACACTTAAAGCCAATAATCAATTAGATACCACTGATACAATAATCACAGTTTCCTCAGGTGCAAACACAGCTACATTTCAGATAAGACAAAACTCAAAAGGTTTTAATAATTTAAAATTTGAACCTACAATGAAAGGTGCTTCTTCAGCTAGATTAGGTAAAACACCATTAGATATGTTAAGAGCGATGATGACAGGTGATTTCAATATACCTCTATCAACCTTTCAAAACGATTGGAATAAACACCCTAAAACAGTAGGTGAATTTGATGCCGTTGAAAAAGAATACGAAGAAAAATTTAAGAAGATAAACAGTCACAGACTAGTAGAAACAGGTATTAAAGATGCTGAATTTGCACCTAATATTAAAGCATCATTTGGTACTGTTGATTGGCAGAGTGGTTATACTACATCAAAACTTATGCAATTAAGATTTGTATGTGCTATTTTAGATTTAAAAGAAGAAGAACTTAATACAATGTTAACCAATATGTTGTATTTAGCTATGAAAACTGGTACCCAATTTGGTGCCCACGGCAAACTTTACTAGTCCACAACAAATTCGGGTTATAAATAGTAGTGGATTTGTTTATGGATTGACTGAGAGGGCTTGCCAAACCTCAACTTTTATAGTATAATGGACAAAAATGAGAGAGGCAAATGTTTAGTTTTAAAGGGTTTCAAACACAAGATACGAATACACACCTAGAACATCTGGAAGATGATATCATCAACCGTGGTTCAAAGGGTGGCGATAATGCGTTAAACTTCCTAATGACTGTAAGAGATATGCTTGCTGGTTCTGCCAGAAGTAAGGTCAATATTACGGTAAAATGGGACGGTGCGCCTGCTATTATCTGTGGTATCAATCCAGAAAACGGCAAATTCTTTGTCGGTACAAAATCAGTATTCAATAAAACACCTAAGATAAACTATACTAATAGAGATATTGATAGTAACCATGGTGGTGTTGTTGCACAAAAATTAAAAGTATGTCTTGCTTATCTATCTAAACTAAACATCAAAGGCATCTTACAAGGTGACCTATTGTTTACAGGTGATGACAAAAAGAATATCTCTATAGATGGCGAAGCCATGATATCTTTCACACCAAATACAAT